ACTTTTTCCATCACTGTATGGAATTTTTTATTTAGCTCTTCAATGAAACCCATCTATTGTTGCCTTTTTAACACAAAAATATTTCCGCCGGTAGATTGTACTTTTTCAGCCGATAGATCATAAATAGTACCAACTGATAAATCATTACCATCAATTACTCCACCGCCAGCTACAAATATTTTGCTAGTAGCTGTATTTGCGCCAGTTCCAATTAAAACAGCTCCATAGCCATAATTTGATCCAGTAAATGATGCTGTCGCTGTTGTTGCAACAGTTATTGCAGAATGATAACGCCCAGGGAAGCCTAATCTCTGAAACTGATTTTGCTCTGTGGCAATACTTCCATATGATATATCTGTTCTAGCCATTCTTCAATCCTTTTAGCTCATCTCGTAATTCATAATATCTCAACATCACCAACACATCATTATCACCGACGACTGGTTTGTTGTTCAGTGTAGTTAGCAGATTTGCAACTTCCTGTAATTTTATCTTCATCACCTTGTCAGTGATTGTTCGGCAATGCTCCATGATATCCATGTAAATAATATCCGCATGCTTGGAAATGAATTTTTTCAGCTTTGGCGAATTGCTAACACTGTTAACATATTCACGTAACAAAGCCTTTTGGTCTTCATTCAATGACTCATATTTTTCATTGAACTTGTCAACCAAAATCTTATTGGTCAAAATTCTAATGTCTTTGTCTTGCTCTGAAATAATGTTAGAATCAGTTACCTTTTTACTAGCTGTTCGCACATGTTCTATCAATGTGTCATGATTTCTAACAAATGCAGCTGGATTATCAGATTCTGAATATTCAAACAATTTATATATTGTAGCAAATGTTTTGTATTTGTCTGATCTGGTATTGAAGAACTCAGCCATTTCATATAATCTGTTGATGTCTCTGATTAGATTATACTTCTCTCGTTTCAGTGCCGATTCATTCAGTGATCGTCTGGTCTTCAATACCACTGACACGAATTTCTTTGCTGACTGTTCACTCTTGAATTTTTCCTCCATGATGGATTGATACAATTTCAGTTCTTCTGCTATTGTCGTACCCTTCATAAAATACTTCTTCACGAGCTTTATGGCATCTGAATCTCTATTGTTCATAGTGTCGGATGCGATACGTCTCACCAGTAGTTCAAAGATGAGACCTGTGTTCTTAAATTTAGAATGTTTAATTTTTTTCATTGCCTAGAGCTCTGCTTTTTTATAAATATGAGATCAATCATCTAACAATTGATTTTCATCCAAAAGACCGGATTCTGAATCATTTGTTCCTGTTGTCATCGTTTCTTTGATAATTTGTTTGGTTTTATGTCCTGGCATCAAATCAATTATATTCGCTACATTCACATCATGTCTTGATTCAAATGAGAGAGTATCTTTTCTGCTTTTTGTTGTTAATTGATTGGAACTAGTTTTAAAAGTATTTGATAGATCTTTAATAGATAATGGGTCTCTGGTGAAATCAGATTTATGTGTTCCCCATGTATGTGATTCTGGTGGTCGGCCGGTTCCTCCTACATACTCCTGTTCTTGGCCTGGCAATAGTTCTCCTTTGGTGGCAACATGCATTGAAGCAATGTCATGCGGCGTACCAAAAGACATATTTGTTTTCTTTGGATCATTACCCTCAGACTTAATTTGCTCTTTTCGGAAATCATTTTTGAAATCCTCAATAACTTGATCTTGTTCATATTTCCATTCGGTGTCAGACATTTTGAAGATGTTTTCATAGATCCATTGAGTTGAAAACAGGCCTGAATCTTTCATATCAGTTGCCAATGATAATTTAGCTGCTAATGTTTCTACCTGCTGTCTTTCATATACCAATGATGGGTTTGTTAGTGTCAATTCAAAATCTACAAGATCATCGTCTGTGAATCCTTGAGAATATAAATGTATGATGGCAATCTTTGTGAGTTCAGATATGAACACACGTTGTATACGTTCTATAGTACGAGCAAAACGAACATCTTCTGCAGCTAATGTGGCTTTACCTTCAACGCCTTCATCATATCCTAAGAATGCTTTCGGTACTTTCAAAGCTGCAAACATTTTATTTTTGAGATAGTCAATGTCTTCAATCTGTCCATCATTACCTAGGCCTGGCAGAGCCTCTATGCTTGTCCCGGTTTGATCTCCTCGAACTGGCAAGAAGTAATCTTCAATTGCGTTCTGCATATTGAATTTTAGATTATAATCTCCTGTTCTCTCATCAATATATGGAACCTTTTTCATTTTATTGATGATTGCCTGAATATGATTATCAACTTCATTTGGTGGAATATTCCCAACATCAATTTTGAAAACTCTACGTTCCGGTGCTCTCATTATTCTGTGAATCAACATCGCATCTTCCATCAGTGTCAATTGTTTGAATATTTTTCTAGCTGATTCAATCATTGATTTGCCATATGGTAAGAAGTTTGTATCTGACATCAATCTGAAATGAGCAATTTGCCATGACTCGAATTGAGCCATCGATCCTTGAGTCCCAGAACCATGGCTATATGTATTTTGACCTTCCAATACAAAACGATATGCAAATGGATTGTCAGGATCAAATCCTTCTTCTCTACGAACTTCATATGCTGATAATGGTACTACATTCACAACACCAATTTCTTCTTCAATGTCTAGATGTAGATAAAAGTCTCCATATTTACACGCATTTCTGATCCATGGCCATAAATTATATTCCACATTCATGATATCAAAGAACAGATTATACAAAATCTTTTGAATCTCTGGATTGGCAGTTTTTATAGTTAACACATCTCCATCTGCATCTTTAGTTGTGGATTCGTCAGCATAAATATCTAAAGCCGAAGCAATGATTGGGTCCATGTCCATTGCTTCATAATCTGTGAACATTTCAATTTTGGAAACGTGGTATGAAGCATTCTGATTATATGTGGATGTGGCAAATCCAGGTAAGCCTCTATGTAGACCTGAAAATCTGTCTACATATTTTTTGTTGGACAAATTACCATGAGACTGTAACCGGTTTGTATCAACTGCTTTGAGTCTGTTCTTGGATATTCTCCGTACTACCACATTGGTAGAAAAGAGACGATTAAGTCTTCCACGTAATGATTTATCAGCCATGATGATGTTTTTATTATATAAATATTAAATTAACCAAGTTAGATCGTTGTTGTCCTTATCTCCAGATTCCCAATTCCAACTTTTCTGCACATCTTTTGTAGATGTGTACACTCCAGATGATTTACCAAAGTGATTAAGTGATTTTCTGGAAAGATCGATTCCTTGTTGATATAAGCGCATTGCAGTGTCTCTTACCCATAGAGCAATACCAAATGCCATTACCAGGTCATCATTATAACCTCTCTGCGCTTCTGCTCTAGAACCGTTCCATATGAATACCAAAAGTTCATCTATCAATCTTCTGCTATGAACTACAGGAGATTTTTCTCTGAAATATGTTTCTAGTTTTGAGATTAGCAATGGTCTGGTTTTTGATGTGGTGGAAAATCCAGGCACTTTCTGAGCTTTATTTTTTAGATCATATCCTTTTGCTAAATGCACATCTTCATCTACATATGCATCTTGTTTGTAAGAATAATACAAATTAGGATAATTTTTGTCAATGGCAACCTGTATAACTGCCCACCCAATATTGGCATTCTCAATTACCAGAAGTGCATTGTTCCATTCAGTGGCAACTGCAACTAACATGTTACCATATTCCGTAGTGCCAATCTTACCTTTGTACTCTGCTACTTGTTTGACATTGTCAATATCAAGCACATGAAATGCTGAATAATCTGCGCCATCGCCTCGAGCAACATCAGCAACTACCACATAGTTAGTAGAATAATTAGGATAGTCCCAAACCCAGTAGTTACCATCAAATCCTCGTTTTTCAACTGGATCTTTTATGTATGTCTGATCATACCACTGAAGTATAGGACCATCTATTACTGTATGACCAGAAGATATGAAATCACAGTCACATTCCTGTGCTGCCATTTTTTCTCCCAGGAGAGATGTTTGTTGACGGCGCCATTCTTCATTACGTTCTGGATGTACTGTCCAATGCAGCCTAATTGGATTGAACTCCCCAGCTGCCTCAGCGTCTACCCATGTTTTGTGAAACCAGTTACCAACACCATTAGGAGTTGATAAAGCAATACAACGACCACCAGTAGAAAGAGTAGGATACAAACCAGTCCATAGTTCACCTAGCCCATCAACGTGGGCGGCCTCATCGATTACGAGGAGGGACAGTGCTTCAGAACGACCAGCGTCACCTGATGTGGATGATGCCTTGACTTCTGAGCCGTTGGTTAATACGAACGATGTTCGGTTGTCGATCTTGATGCTGGCTATTCGTAGCCAAGGAGGCAATCCGAGCATCATACTCTTCACCTTTTTGACTCGATTCGCTGCCGTTTGGAACTTGGTTGCGATGACGAG